AAGACTTGCGCTTCTTGAACTTGCCCATCATGATGTTTTGCTTTTCAGACTCTTCGTCTTCCATTTCCTCTTCGGAGTCCTCCATGCCGTCTTCCATCTCAGTGTCCATGTCTGACTCTTCGTCATCCATTTCTGCCGATTCTGGCATAGCACCCATACGCTTCTTTTTCTTTGGCATCATTTCCATGCCGTACATCTTCTCTTCGTCGTCCATCATTTCTGAGTCATCCTCTTCCATGTCGACAGCAGGTACCATCTTCATCTCTACGGCCATAGCACCACATTTGCCGCATACCTTTGCGCCCTTTACGTAGCCACAGGCATCTCCAGCAAGACCTTTGGCGCATTTCATAACAGCACCCTCGCTATCAATGCTGACTGTCGCTTTCTCGTCGTAAGCCATAAACCAAAGCTCCTTGCGCTAATTGGTCACAGACGGCCGCAAGAGCCAACTGTTTATTGAATATTCTTTATAAGAGTATAACGCAGAGCACTCTTTATACGGGAAGTATCAAAAAAACGGAATTTATATAAATGATTAACGTTTCGTATTTTGATTGTCAACTAATCTTAAAAGTTTTTCCCATTGGTTTGCAGAGAGAAATCCATCGCGGTCGAACTGCTGAACAAGACTTGTGGCAAAACCACTCCACTTATTATTCCGTGCCCAGAAAATTAATTCATTCTGCATGCGTGGAGTTATGTTGTCTGGAGCGCCATTATTCTTTCTTCGCATCTATGGACAATGCTTTATCCGGAGTGTTTATTTCTTTTCGGAAGTTGCTTGAGCCGAGAATTCTGGCGAGCTTGCTGTCAGATATCTTCGCCCCTTGCCCCTTCAAAAGCGCGTCAAGACGTTTGTGGAATTCGATTTTGCCCATCGACTGGTCGAAGGCCCTGCCGGCCTCTCCCCAGATTTGTTCAGCATTTTCGATAAGGCCAAGGTCCCTGAATACTTCTGCGTAAGCAGCAGGTACACCATCCGTATTCCAGCTACCAATTGTTGTACTGGTAACAGTGATTCTTCCGTTGGTGCGATTCTTGATTTCCTCCATCATCGCTTTTCTATCACCAGGTTCAACACCGAGGAATTCTGCGAATTTCTGGATTGTGAAGTCACTCTTGCGGAAACTTCCTGCAAGATTGCTCTTGTCTGACGACCGTCTAACCGGTGCGGCTGAAGGAGTTGGTGCCTCTGGGGCTCCTGGTGCGTTGACGGTAGATGGACCATCTGGTATTTCAACATCAAGCGGAGTGCTCAGACCGTAGACATACTCACCATCTGCCATGAGTTCGTCAAATTCGGCCTTATCTATCTGCTTGTCATTCACGTCATACCAATATGGAGACGCATTCCATCCCCATATTGCCTGCATGTATCCATCTGTCTTCATTAGAGTCTTTGGGTCACTAGCGCCACCCATTAGCATCTGAACGAGTTCGTATGCATCAGTATCGGATATCGATGCACCTTCCTTGGACATTTTCTTGAGGTCTTCTCCAGTCATTCCGAGAAGTTCACCAAGCATTTCTGGTGTCATATCAACAAATGTCCGCTCGTCGTCGACGAATCTCTCTCGCCCAAGAAGCTGAAGAAGTGGTGCTATCGGAACCTGCCATGTATCCAGCGGTCCGCGCATGTCGTTGTCTGATACGTTTCCTGCTTTTGTTGGAGTGTCTAGGCGCTCAAAGTATTTCTTTAACTGTTTTGCATCTGCATCCGTAACAGGTAAGCCAACCCTTTTGCCCGATGTAGTCCTTCCTGATGAGAATTCAGAAGCCTCTGGACCGCTTCGACGCTTGCTCGGAACAGTCTTTGCACGCATTCTCAGGCCGTCACGGTAAGCCTGCATCTCTCCATCCGACATTGGTCGGCGCTTTGAACTTGCTGAACGCTTTTTACGTCCAGCAGAGAAACCATTTTGTAACGTAGCCCTTTTCTCACGACCGATGATTTTCTTCATGTCATCGAAAGTTATATTGTCTTTCTCAACCGCATAGTATTCATCAGCGAGCTCGTCTTCCGATGGGCGATAGTCGCGCTCTTCACCTCGTGGTCCTCTAGCCTCAAATCCCCAGTCGGTTGATTGATATATCTCGTTCAGTTCATCATCGGATGGTGCCCCAACGAATTCATCAACAATTTCTTCAACACTGTGGTTATCCCAGAATTCAGCAATGTCATCAGCTGTTGCTCCTGTTTCTGGGTCAACAAAATCTGTATTCAATTCAGCTTTCTCGGCATCGCTGTGTTCATCGAATGAACGCATCTTTGGAAGAGAGTCGATGTAATCCTGCCTGCTTCTACCGGAGGAGAATCTTTCTCTGTAGACCTGCTTGCCATCGCCCTTTTGAACTCCAGGCTGCCTTGGGTTTACAGGAAGTTTTGCTCCATCGATAAGTCCTTCAATCTTTTCCAGATTGAAGCTTCTGTACTGGCCGCTTTCTTCATCAACACCGATGAAGTAAATGCCGCCTTCTTTTTTGGCTTTTATACCAGTTGGGTAAATTGTGCGGTCTTTGCCCTTGTACTTGAACTTGACTGGCTTGCCCTGAGCGCGAACCTCATTCAGGTCATACAAGTCCGTTGGGACGTACGTGTTCTTGATGATTTCACGAGCATTTGAACCAATCTCGTCATCTCTTCCAGCAGCACCCTTTACGTTCGGGATTGTTGCAGGGTCGGCGTCGTTGTATCGAGATACGCGACCCGCCGAGAATCGGCTTTCCTCGCGCATGAAGTCTGATTGCAGGTCAGCAGCATGGTCTTGCCAGTCCTCCGCAGACCAATGAGCTGTTTCCTCGTCAAACTGGCGAGATATCTCGTCCCAGCTCCACATCATGTCTTCTTGCTTTCGACGTTCGTCCGCCTCTGCCCAGCTTTGCCTTGCTAGTTCATACTCGTCATCTCGGCGCTTTGATTCTTCGTCAAGAAGTTTCTGGACGCGCTCAAGGTCGTCATTTTCGACTGCTTCGTTATACGCTCTCTTGAATTCTCTTCTTCCATCTTCGTAATCCTGAATGAAGTCGGCCATCTCTTCTGCTGAATCAAACGAACGCGACACTCCACCAAAATCTCTGTCGATGTTGTCGTCGTCACCACGGTCTTCGTCGTCGCCGTAATCATCAAAGACAAGTGAATCTAGGTGCCATTTACCAGATGCATCTTGTCCAGCATGCCATCTTCCGAAACTTCCTAGTTCACGGGAGTCGCGAACAAAGTAATCCTTTTCGTATTGATTTCTGCCTTCTGGATATGTGAATCCTTCAAACTCACCAAGTATTCCATCGTTTGGCTTGCCCATTACATCAGCAAGTGATGTTCTATTTCCTTCAGCGTCCCTCATGTAGCGTGGGCCAAACGGTCTACCGTCTGGAGCCATTCTTCCTGATGAAAGTGGTGCAGCAACTTCTGGCATGCTTGGAACAAGGTCTTTGTTTCCTGTAAGGACGCCCTTTTCTGTTCCATTCTTGCCGAGTTTCTTTTGCATCTTTGGTGATTTACCAATGACAAAATCGGCTGCTTTTTGTGCATCGCCGAAAGCTTGCTGGAGGGCGTTCGGGTCACTCTTTAGTGCTTGCAACCAGTTCGCAAGATATTTGGCATGGTCTTCACGTGGCTCTGCTGAAACTCCTAGTGCAGCAAGGAAGAATGCAGATGCTATTTCTGCAACTAGTTCTTCACGCGCATATGCTTCGTTTCCGAACATGTTCATGTTTGGACGATTTAGCCTTGATGAGTGACCGGTCCAGTGCATCATCTCGTGTGCGAGAGTTGCGTAGTAGCCCTCTCTTGACTTAAATGATTCAAATGGCGGCATTGATATTTCGTCGGTTGATGGCCTGTAGAAAGCGCGACCATCTGTGCTGATATTTACAATTGCGCCGACTTCTGCAAGTGCTTCTTCAAGCTCCTGCACTCTTTCTGCTGGGTCGAGTTGTTCACCCTTTAGGGCGTCCATATCTATACCGTCTACTTGGTCGGCGTTAAATACATACCCGACTTTAAAGAAGACGAAACCAGACTTGACTACAGTGCCGTCTTTGTCTTTCTTAGGAGGAACGATTGTGGGAATGAATATTTGCGTTCCCTTTTCGCCCTTGCGTACAGAACCGCCCAACTTTTTCCACTGCTCAAACCCTGCCCACATCGGCGTTTGATAACCCATGTCCTGCTGAGTGAACATAAGCATGAGCGCGTTTACGTTGGTGTATGGGCGATTCTTGTTCGATGGATTACTTGGAACGAATCCAGACTTATGCCATGGGAATTCCCAGCTATTTGGGTCGGCACTTTCAAGCATCTTGATGAGTCGGTCCTGAACTGCCTTATAGACCTCATCCTGCTTGCCAGAAGAGAGTCCCTCTCCAGGGAACATCCCCTCCATTGGGTTCTTGAATGCACCACTTCTTCTTGCTGATGCAAATTCTGGATTCTCATTTCTCCATGCTTCAGCTTGTGCGTCAAGGTCCTTGAGGAGACGTTCATGGCGTTCTGAGCCTTCAATGACTTGACCAGGTGTAAGCCCGTAATCTTTCGCAATATCCTCTGCTGACTCTCCAGCGCCGATACGTGAATAGAACAGTTCGTCTGCTCTTTCTTGCGCAGCTTCGATTTCTGCAAATCGCTGCATGTCTTTTGAGAACTCTTCAACATCTATATAGTCCTGAACGAGACTTGAGTCAACTGGCGTGTCGAGTGTCCCACGCATGCGGGCCATATGGCGCTGTTCGGCCTGTCTCACAACCTGACGCGGCACTCCAAGTTCATTGGCGACATCCTCAAGTGAGGCGCCTTCCATTCTTCTGTTGAAGATTTCCTTGTCAGTTGCGCCAATTTTTGGAAGTTTTGCAGCGGCTCTTTGGCCTCGCGTTCTTCCCGATGCAAACGATGCGTCAACGTCGGAAACATCGTCCCTATTTTTAAGAATCTGGCCCATTTCTGGATTGACTGTTGGGTCAATATTAAATACTGATGACGCAACACGAGTTCTACCTGAGGAAAATCCGAGGTCTGATTCTGCCTCATCGGCGTCATAAACTTGGTCGTAGTTCCAAGCGCTAGTTGCTTTTCCGTAATCTTTGTCGGCCCACTGCTTGGCTGATTCAAGATTCGCAAATCCGAAATCATGTTCAGTATCCATCTGGTACTGGCCGCCCTCGCGAACAGCATCATACGTACGGGTTACATAGAACTTGTCGTCGTCGCCCTTTGCAATGGTGTACAGACCATCGATTCCTGGCGCATCTGCTTCAAAACCATTATCGGTTTTCTGCCACTTGCCGAGTTTGTCCCCAGCGCGTCCAGAAGAAAAATCAGTTCCAGCAGAGGTTTTAGGACGGTCTATAAACCTGACGGCATTTTCCAAATCTCTTGGTTCTGGAACACCAGCATCCCTAAGTTCTGAGAGTCTGAGATTATTTTCTTCTTCTTCTTGGTTGAGCGTTCGCATCACCTTTGCGTGACTTGACTCAACTAGCTTTCGTCCCTCCTCAAGCTGCGCCTCTTCAAGGTCATAGATTCCGCGACTCAGTGACCTAATGTCGCTAGCGTCAGAAGCAAGAAGCGGGCCGCTGACATCGAGGTCGCTCATTATGGACGAATGCGCTCCATCGATACTGTCCGCAAGGTCGCTGATATGACGAAATTTCTGTTCAAGAACTTCGTCATCGTCATAGAGGTTTTCTATTTCAGCAAACTTTTTGTCGATGCTAGATGGTGAGAACGGATTCTCCACATCCGAAGCCCCTAGTGATGAAAAGATATCGTCAAGAGTCTCTTTTCTATTTTCGATATCGTCATACTCTTCTGAGTATTTTCCAATTGCAATTTCGAGACCAGCAATTGCCGTGTCGTAGTCGGAAAGAATGTCCGTGACATCTTCGTCTTCTGTGACATCAAATAAATTGAATCCACCACGTTCTGGCTTCTTGCCGTCATACGCCCTCGTTGCAATGTCATTCATCTCTTTTGAGAGTTGACGCATGAGGTCATCTGCTTCACTAACCCTGTCAAGCCCGATTTCTCTACGTTGTCTTATTCTGTAAAGAAGGTCTGTATCCCCGGTTCCAGAATTAAGTTCATCTAGTCTTTGGCGTGCAGCAGACTTTTCCTTTTCGGAAATACGGCCAGATGAGAAAAAATCTCTTCCAGTTGCTTGTGGAACACCTCGCGTATCGGCACGCGTTGTAGGTGACGGCTCTCCAAGATTTCGGGTTTGCTGCTCGTCGAACAGTCTTTCGTTGATATTGTCGGCGACCACTTCTTCAATGCGGCCCTCTAGTTCTGAGTCCCACTTAGGGTCGTCAGGGTTCATGCCCATGCTTGTTAGATAGTCAGCAGCGTCTTGCTCGTATTCTTTACGTTCATCAGCAGACATGTTGTCCATGAAGTCGTACACGCGGTCTTCTTCTCGTGGGTCAAGGTCACGTGAGAATTCATTTGTGCGGCCAGATGAGAAGATTCCTTCGTCAAAATCGCGCTGACTTCTTCCTACGCTTCTTTCAAGTCTGTCCCTAGACCTTTCATCGTCAGACATGGTACGGGCGCGGACTTGTGCGTCAAAAAGGGATTGCTGAAGATTCTCAAGAAATACAAGTTTATTTTGGCCCTCTATAGACTCATCTACAGATAATTCATCAATCATCTCTTCAACAGAGGTGTTTATCCATGGCATGTCCTCATTGGCTGAGGCCCACCCTTCAACTGCTGAGTCCAGCTGATTACCAAATTCCCACTCTTCATCGTCCCATCCATCGAATCTATCCAGGAATTTACGCAGGCTCTCGTCTGCAGCATCCATTTCCTGCTTTTCAATTTCTCTGGAGGTGAGTTGTCTGCCTGAAGACATCTTGCTATTTTCCAATGCGTCATACATTGCATTGGCTAATGACTCTGTGAATTTACCTGTGTCGTTTGCTTCAACAAGTGCATCTTGCTCGTCATCATCTAGAGCTTCAAAAGCTGCTCTGGCTTCTTCAGCTTCTGACTCGGAAAGGCCGATTTCGTACATGTATTTGTCGACATCTTTGTTGAATCTTTCTTCAACAAGTGGCGTATCATCAACATCATCTCTTCTCCCAGAAGAGAGCTTGCCTTCTGCGTTGAGTTTGCGAAGCTCCTGAAGGTCTGGCTCTGTTGCTGTACCAGCGCCACCCTTCTTTTTCTTTTTCTTCTTCCTGAGTTTTTCCATATGGCGCTGCTCGGCTTTGCGAACATCAGTGCGGTCTACGCCAAGGTCATCAGCAACTTCTTGCAGTGTTTCTCCAGCCATGCGACGGTCATAAATATCCCTGTCAGAAGGCATCTCTCTTGGCTGTGGAGCATCAGTGGTTGGCTTCACAGGAGCTCTGTCTTCGCTTCTTCCTGAAGCAAATGCTTTTGGCTCCCTGTCCTTCAGAGAGCTACGTACGCCTCGTTGTGGGTTTAGACCCAGACCATCGAGCGTCCGCCCCATAGCATCCACGTCTTCACGTCTCCACGTTGAGGTGTCAGGACGCTTTTCATACACTTCTGTTTTTAGAGCCTCTTCTATTCCAGCCCAGTTTTCATCGCCTTCTTTTGCATTCGCATCAAGGTACTTGGATACAGCATTTGCGTAGTCCATATACCAAGTTGCGTAATCAGAGGAGCTCTTTGCTTTTTCGTCAAACTTTGCCGGACGCTTTCTTGTGTCATCGCCTTGCCACATGAGACGAGATTGGTTTACTCCGAGCTCTCGTCCGCGCAGGTAGTCAGAACTCTTTCCCTTATCTGCGTTATATCGTGGAACTTCTTCCCAGCCAAAACCTTGCGAAACCCATTGTTCAGCAATATCTTCTTGAAGCTTGCGCTTTGCCGTTTCGTCTGGGTTCGGGAACTTTGCTTCCATGTCCGCGGAACGGTCAGCATGGCGACGCTCATTGCGCTTACCAGAAGAGAGTTTCTCTGTATCAGCGAGGTCGGCTCGCTGTCTCATCTGCCTCTTTGATGGCTTCGGTGAATTTATGGAGCCAGGGCCAAAAGGCGTTGGGTCAGGCTGTTCCCACGGCGTACCGTCGCCGACCATGGTGTTCAAGTTTGCGTCTTCAACAGTTCTTGGGTCCCAACCTGGAGGTGGGTTCATTCCAGAACCGCGTGAGCGCCTACCTCTTTTACCGCCAAGATTTGGTCTATCAATTCCTCGGCTTGCTATTGCTCTGCCGAGACGTCGGCCTAGAGCTTTTTCTTCAATGCCTTCAGTTTCTAATTTTTTTTTTAGAAATCCGTAAGCAGATGACGTCGCTGTCTGGATTGCATCCTTTGACTCCTGGTCAAGTGGTGAATTGATAACAATTCCAAATTCATTGACATGAGTGTCGATTCTGTGGTATTCAAAAACTGGGTCGAGAATACTCTTGACCGTAAATGCATCTTCTGGATTGACTGGTATCACATAAGAAGCATCAAGAGCAAGGAATGGGTCTAGTCCCTTTTCTGCAAGCTCTTGCTCTTCGATTCCCCACTCTTCAAGAGTCTTGTATTCCTTGCGCTTCTTACGACGCTTTTTGACGACGTTTCTAAATGCACCAAGAATAAATTCACCTGGGTACTTTGCCTCAACATCTTCAACCATCTTGACTTCATCTTCTTCAAGCATGTCGTTGTATTCTTTTTTACCGAACCCAACAACAACACCATCTGGGATGATTGCGAATCTGCACTTACCTTCTGGTTCGACATCAAGCGCAAGAATCTTGCACTTTCCATTTCCCTGATAGAGAACACAGTTGGCGCACTTAACACCGATGTCTTTTACTTTGTTTTCTGCTGGCGGATAATAGCCAGCCCAAATTCCGTCGCCATCTTCGTCAAACTTTCCGTACTTGCCGGCAATGCGAACAAGTGATTCTGCAAGTTCACGCTCTTCTGCAACAAGCTCTGGTTTTTCTTTTCCTTCGCCACCTTCGTACTTGACTGGTGGGAGTGGAACAATGACCATTCCGCCATTTTCTGGCTTCATTGCAACAGGCATTGGCATCGCTGGGTTTGTCATCTGCGGTTTGTTTTCACCAGTTGGCTTGGCAGAGATTCCTGGAATTGGTGCTGGGCCAGATGGCATAGATGGTCTTGGTTGGTCTGCCTCAAGTAGTTCAGGCTTACCGAACATGTACTCAGTTCCGGTGAAGTGATAGCCGATTCTGAACTTACCTTTACCGGGCTTTACGAAGATTACAGAGTTTTCTGTTGCTTCAACGACCATCACTGGACCGCCTGCACGGCGAGAAAGTTCGGCAACTACACCTGCGAGCTGCGAACCGCTAATTCTTTGCGCCAAGCCTTCGTCAAAAAGTCCTTCACCTGAAGGCTTACCAGCCGAAGGCGCACCTATCACGAGAGGCATCATTCCATGCATTTTCTCTTCGTCGCTCTTAACCGAAATGGTACCGGTGAGTTGATTAGCACCATGAAGAACTGGTGAAACTTCGTATAGTTCGACTTCGTAGAGAACATTTGCTTGGAGATTCTGGTCAAACTGTGAACGGAGCGTCTTGTATCCAATTGACCACTCTTGTTCTTCGCCAAAGAAAGCAACGTTGGCGAAAGCCTCACGACCTTTTTCGGACTGAAGGTTGAACTGGACCTTGGCATACAGACCACCAATGCCGGCCATCTTCATCTTCATTGGAAGACGCGGGTCGTTTACTGGAACCTCGTAAATTTCAAGTACCTTGCCGATTGGGTCATTCCAGTTGTGTCCCCAAACAACACGAGGCTTGCGCCTCTGAAGGCTTTTTGCGAACGCGCCAGTTGCACAGATATCGCCAACGGAGTCTTTATTCCCAATGCCCGCAACGAAGCATTCGACTATCCCCTCTGCCTCATCGAGGTTGATTTGGCCATTAGATGCCTTGTATTGAATGTTGCCAAAAGCGGAAGAGGACATGTAACTCCTTAGTCGTCATACGATATTAAACGACTAATAAATCAATGCAATGCAACTATCAGGACAAATACAAAATAGTTTCAGTAAACTGTATTTAAGTAAATCTGTATTGATTTTACAGATATTCGCCGAATCGCCAGGCTCGACGTGACTCATCGTGTGCGACTTCAAGACGTTTCTTGGCCATGAGGTTTGCGTACAGCGTATTTACACCCGACCTGAATACTGATGCTCGCTCTTCCTCGCCAGCAATACCAAATGAATTCATCATCATGTTGGTCATCGCGTCGAAGTTTTCCGAGGTAATACTCTTGATTCTTTGCATCTGGGATTCAACCTGTGCCTCAAGGTCTGACTGATTGATTTTTCTTTCCGCGTCAAGAGTTTTTACAGAATAATTATCTTCTCTTGATTTGAATGAATCCTGAATAATCGCAGATACGACAGGTCGAATATCTTCTTCCATCTGTCTATCCCATACATCAACGTCAAGTATCGAATCAATTTCAAGCGTTCCTGCAAAAAGGGCTTTTCTTGCTTTTGCTCCGCTTGCTTTTTCTAAGACAACTCGCTGCTGGCGCTCAAGAACTCTTTCAATGCTTCTGTCAAGAATCTCTGTCCATCTATCTAATTCTTGTGAGCGCTTTTCAGCCAGAGCACTTTTGAATTGCAATTCCGAAGACTGCGCTGTTGTTGCCCCAGGAGGAATTGGTGCTGCCGTTGTTGCAACTGCTGGCATCGCTTCGGGCGGAATCGTGCTTTGTGCCAATTGCTCTTCTGTCGGTGCCGCCGGAGCGACTGCTTGTCCAGCAACTTCAGCCATCGCCCCCTGCATTGTATTTGGGTCAAGCGGTGGTTCGCCTGGGAGTGGAGCGCCTGGAACCGGTGGCATTTCTGGCGCACCAGGAATTGGTGGCATTCCAGGAACTGCACCAGGCATATCCACGGCTGGCTTGTCTTCCATTTTCTTTTTTGTGTTTGCGATTGGAATTAGGTTCGGATTCATCAACAAAGAGTCAGCCAAGTCTGCTTCTACTTCCTTGCGGCCAGAACCAATTCTGTATTCGTTGTTACTAATTAGTCCAGCCTGGAATTCCTGCATCAGGTAACGTTCACGTTCTTGCTTGTAGAGCTGAAGAATTGGGACTTCACTTGTGTCAAAGTCGACATAATAAGTGTCATCAAGTTCATCAAGCGCCCTAGCTAGCGGTTCTAGGTGAGGCATCATCGTCTCCATCCAGAACACACGTATTTCTTCGCTTGCGTTACTAAAGGTTCTTCCGGCAGCATTTCCAATAACTGATTCAGGAACTCCGAATGATGCAAGAATTTCTTCTTTTGTAATTTGGCGCATTTGTGAGTAGTTAACGTCACGTGGTGATGCAGAAGTATCGACATAGTCAACACCGTCATCGGCAGAAATAACCGTAGTCATTCCCGCCTTTCCAATGTTCCCCCTAAATCTGTTGCGCAACTCGTCTTTGTCGTCTTCATCTATTTCGCCGCGTAGAACAAGAAGACCACCAGGTCTTCCGTCATTCATCAAATAGTTTCTGTTATAAAGTTTTGCAAGATTTTCAATTTCAATTGCAATTCCTGCAGACTCGAGTGGAGTCAAGGACAGATATGGGTCGAGCGGGTGGGGGCGTCTAATCCAGCAAACATCTTCCGGCTTCATTATTATCTTTTGGCCGTAAGGCATCTGCACTTCGTAACCAGAAACAAACTTCTTTGGGTCTGGTATTGGAGCAGTCGACTGTGGTGGCAAAAGGTTTAGACCGATAATGCTTCCATCTCGTCCACGTACTTTTTCAATGAATACGCCACGTGTTCCAAGAAGTAATTGTGCAGACATTCTGTAGCGAAAGATGAATGAATTTTCGCCTTCATTCGCCTTCGTGTTAAGAACTTCGAGCAAAGAATAATTCTTCGCTTTGTTTCCAGAAAGAATTTCTCCGTCTGGGGAATTATCTTTTCTTAGAATTACTGGAAGACGAGCCTGGTTCCCGGCAATAGCATCGATACATCTGGCTACCCAAGTAACCTTCTGCATTCCTTCTTTGTATGCACGTTCAACGTCCCACGAATCGCGATATGGCTTACCAGCAAATCCCGGATTCTGCGCTATTGGCGCGCCTGGTCCAAGCGTCTTGGCCTGAGCGTTATTAAGAGATTTGTTACTCGATTGATTCCACGCCATATTTACTCAAGACCCAATAGATAGCCGAATAGACCACACGTAATACCTGCCACTATCAGCCCGGCAGGAGGGAATATAAGTGCCGCACCAATACTGGTAAACAGTATAAACGAAATCATGAACAAGTTAGCGAAGGTCGAGCGCTTAGCTGCCGCCTTAAGCTTTGAGCGGGTTTTTGTCAACCACAACAAGAATTTCGGCATATCTCCTACAGTAGCGCATAAACCTGCTTAACTAGATTAAGAGGCAAAACTTATATGACAAAAAATTGGAACGAGGTTTACGAGTATCTTCAACCAAAGATGCCTCCATACTGCCCGGAAGAGCCGTCAATAAATCAAAAGGTTTTCCTTCGAACAAATTCAATTGAGGCCCTATTCGGTGGTGCAGCTGGCGGAGGAAAATCAAGCGCACTACTCATGTCGGCAATGCAGTACGTTGATATTCCCAATTATTCCGCAATCCTTTTCCGCCGCACATTTGCCGACCTTTCTCTTCCTGGAGCGCTCATGGACCGCTTTAAGTCTTGGATGTCGAATTATGACGACGTTCACTGGAACGCTAACAGCTTCATGGCAACCTTCCCATCTGGGGCGAGAATTTCATTCGGGTACCTAAACAACACAGGGGACTACCTGCGTTATAAGGGTTCGGAATTCCAGTTCATCGGCATGGACGAGGTCACAGAAATTAGAGAATCCGATTACCGATACCTCTTCTCCCGTTTGCGTCGCCCTTCTAGTGGCCCTCTTTCCCAGGTCCCATTACGAATGCGCGCAGGCTCAAACCCAGCACCCAATTGGGTTAGGCAGAGATTTATTGTAGAAGGGAAAACAGAAGGTCGTATTTTTGTTCCATCAAAATTGACCGATAACCCAGGAATCGATGCAGAGTCATACCGCCAAGCCCTGCAGGCCCTGGACCCCATTGAGCGCCGAAGACTGGAAGAGGGTGACTGGTGGAGCACGACGCTCGGCACCCTCTTTGACCGTACGTCAATGGTTATCATAGATTCTGCAGAAATTCCCCAGATTTCATCCATGGCAAGAGCGGTGAGGTTCTGGGACCTCGCGGCTACAGAGCCATCCCATTCCAACCCAAACCCTGACTACACGGTGGGGACCCTGATGCTTTTCGACCAAGGAATCGCCTATGTGTTGGACGTAAAACGGGCCAGACTTAGGGGCGAGAAGGTTGAGGAACTCATCTCCAGAACTGCGTACGAAGATGGCCATGGAGTGGCGATTCGCATGGAGCAGGAACCGGGCTCATCGGGCAAGGCTCTTATGGACCAGTACGCCAGATATGTAGTCCCCGGGTATGACTTTCAGGCAATTCGTACTACTGGGGATAAGGTGACGAGGGCTAGACCGATGGCCGCTGCCGTGGCCAATGGGAACGTCCGCGTGGTGCGGGCTCCTTGGCTGTCCGACTGGTTGGATGAGTTTTCTTCATTTCCTGAAGCATGCGACCATGACGACCAAGTCGACTCGGCAGTAGGAGCTTTTACACATTTAACTGGTCTAGGGTTGCCACAAAGAGGAAGGGTCGCTATAGTCATCTAGCACTACCACTGCTATTAAAGGAATGACTAATAATGACACCTGAAAGAATTGACGAAGTACGTCTCTACTTGCTCAACCTCTCACGAGAGCTTGAATCATACATTGAATCAAAACCAGAGTCACAGGATGCGTGCGCCATTCTGTTTGAACTAAACATGGCGAAGCGAGAAATGTCCATGATTTATGACGATTTTGCAGCCGCTGTTGGGACCATGATTGACAACAATGCGGAAGTGAAAATTGCTGGCAAGGGGCTTATTGAGAAGAAGAGTTCTTATGAGCGAAGGGCGTGGCAACACAGAGACCTAGCAAGCGCTGTTGCGTCAAAGTTGTCGAAGATGTCTATTGACATGGACACTGGAGAAGTAGTAAAAACTCCAGAAGAGGTTGCGATTCAAATTTTGGACTATGTCCAACCTTCCTACTGGCGGGTTAAGGAA